TTAATTTTAAATGAATCTGAATTAAAAGAGTACAAAGAATATGCAAGGGATCAACAATTACTTTTAGAGGTTAGTGACTATGAAATATAAAGTAACCTACGCTATAGATTCATTAGATACTGAACCAGTAGTTAAGTTATTTGATGAAGAATATGAAGCATTTGAATGGATGAATGATGAGATTCAAAGAAGAATTGAATATGTTGTAGAGCATAGTCAATTTTCTATTAGTGAAAAGGAATATAAAGAGATAGAAGAAAATGAACATACGCTAGTCAGGATAGAAAAATTATGAAACACGTTTTAAATCATCATCAAAATTTATCTGAAAATGATCGAATGATTGTTGAAGATATATTGACTGAATCATTAGTCAAATTAAAAAAATTAGATATTAAAAATCTACCAAAAATCCATTACCAAATTAATGTCAGTTATGAATATTAAATTACAAGAAAAAGATGCAAGTGCATTATTTTTAGCACTTGATGAGATAGTAAATTTTGACTTAAAAAAATTTAGTCAAGATGAAAGAGAATCTATTTTAGATCTATATAAAAAAGTTAAAAAATATAATCCATACCATTTAAAAGATAACCCTAGATATGTAGGTAGAAAATGAATAAATTAACTAACAAAGAAGCCTATGAGAT